CTCCTCCTCATGGAGGCTATGGAAGGGGAGAGGGGTGTATGAAGTGCCCAGGATGTGGCAGAGAGATGTATCTCTTAGATGATAGAGACTACTATCAGTGTCCAGGCGACCAAAGTCTGCCACCTGAATCTAGCGAGTCGTGCTACAGACGAATTTCTAAAGAAGAAGCTATCGAACTTTATGCCAAATGACCCATTGAAGGAATTGGAGGAGTGGGCAAATAAGCAGAGAGTTTCGCTAGAAATAATGGTTAGCAACGGATACTGGGACCGTGCAACCTACGAGCAGAATAAGAATTACCTGCATTGTTATGAAAGATTCCTAGCCAAAATAGCGGAGCTTAGGAAAACACCCTTCTCAAAATAAACAAGGTTTGTATACTAGGGGAGGCATCTGTTTGTAGGGTCAGGCACGTAACAACGCCTGGGCATTCTTCTTTGGAGGAATGGTGTGGACTGCTCATACAAGCAGGTGACTCGCCAAATGTGATGATTGGATAGCTCCAAATAAGTAGAGCAGGCCTCATATAAGGCTCGTCGTAGTTCTCCTTCTTTCCGATGGGGATGCAAGACGGCTGGAGGCAAGGTTGTCGGTGCAGGCTGGAAAGAGCCGATTCCGACTCCAATCATCGCAGCTGGCGAGGTAGCAATATCTCGTTCGCTGTGTGGCGGAAGATAGACGCTATAACGAGAGGTAGTCTGGGACAATGGTCCGAATCCATCGGTGCATATCCATGGTGAAGTAGCCAATTGCACAAGGCTCGTGACGGCAATATTTCCAGATATCCAAGGGTGTAAGTCCCTTGGCACAGCACATCAAGACCCTTCACGGGGTCTTTTTGGTTTCTCGTTCCCATAGGGTATACATAGGCTATGGAAGAAGAACTAGAGACCTGCGAAGAGTGCAAAAGAAAGCTACCTGCCGACTGTCTAGTTATCTGTAAAACGCATAATAAAGCGGTTATTTACGTACCTGGACCTAATGGGTACGAGAAGAGGAATAAAACAGGGAAGGTCTGTCCAAATTGTTATTGGATACATCACGGGAGGTGTTGAAGAGCGGAGAAGTGAGAAGAGCCTGAACAGGGCTCTTTTTGTTATCTGAGGATTACTCGGGATAGAGGGTGACGCACGTGGATAGACTGGCTACATATGCCAGAAGCAACTCAAGAACAGCCAAATTTAGGGGGTAGACCAACTAAGTGGAAGCCAGAATACAACGAGATGATTGTTAAATGGTTTGATGTGGAACCGTATAGGGAATCGAACGACAAAATGGTGCCAATCAAACCACCTACGTTATATGGTTTTGCTGCAAGTATTGGAGTATCAGACGATACACTCCACGAATGGGCAAAGCCTGAAAATGAGGCTAAATATGCAGGGTTTTCCGCTGCTTACGAGTGTGCAAGGAAGAAACATCAGGAATTAATCGTGCAAGGTGCACTAGCTGGTGCATACAATTCTCCATTTTCAATCTTCTACGCCAAGAACGTGTTTGGCATGAAAGACAAGACTGAGACAGACATCACGAGCAAGGGTGAGTCTGTCGTTGGGTTTAATTACGTTGTTCCTAAAAATCCAAATGAGCATAACACCGACGATCAAGCCTCTGTGGAAGCAACACCTGGCGTGGGAGGCACTGAATGACGATACAACGGAGATCATTGACTACGGTGGAGCTGCTGGAGGAGGCAAGTCTTGGCTCGGATGTGAATGGCTCTTAACAGAATGCTATCGCAAGCCCGGTATTCGTTTGTTTCTCGGGCGTAACGAGCTAACCCGTATCATGAAGTCCACGTACATCACGTGGCTCAAGGTGTGCAGTCATCACAAGATCCCGGAGACAGATTGGATGCTAGATGGGAAGCTGAATGTCATTCGGTTTATCAATGGCCCAGCGAGAGGGTCATCGATTGACCTTGTTGACCTCGTGTTTAACCCAGGTGACCCACTCTACGAACGCTTTGGTTCGCTTGAATACACGTCCGGATGGATTGAAGAGGCTGGTGAGGTTCACCCATTGGGAGCTGATACGATCAAGAGCCGTACCAACCGTCATTTGAATAAAGAGAAGGGTTGGAAGGCGAAGCTACTACGCACGTTTAACCCAAAGAAGAATTGGCTCTATTTAGATGTTTATAAGCCTTTCAAGAATGGGACGCTGCCTCCTACGCATAAGTTTATCCAAGCACTCCCAACGGATAACCACTACACGGGAGAGGACTACATCAGGACCATCAGTCAGATCAGAGACAAGGCACAACGCGAGCGTCTACTTGGGAACTGGAACTATGACGATGATTCCAACACGTTGATTTCATTTGAAGCGCTGGCGGACATGTTCACGAACCCACGTCACTTGGACGTGTTCGAGCGGTACATGACCGTAGACTATGCCCGTTTTGGCTCTGACTCGACAGTTATTATCTACTGGGAGGGCTATCATGCGGCATCTATTGAGCAATTCGAGAAGATTGGGACGGACAAGGCTAAAGAGCTTATCCGTGAGCGCGCCATTCAACGCCGTGTCCCATACAAGAACATTCTGGTTGATGAAACGGGTGTTGGTGGGGGAGTGGTAGACCAGATGCCAGGGGTAAGAGGCTTTATTGGAGGATCATCACCTATTACTGAAGAAGAGCTTGAATTCAAGGTCTTTGGGGTGGAAGAGTCTATCGCTAAGCCAAACTACGAGAACCTACGCACACAGTGCTTCTATGGCTTTGCCGACCTCGTGAATGAGCATGTGATCTCGATTGACTGTGACAGTGTTGTAATGCGAGAGAAGATCATAGAAGAGTGCGAACAGATCAAATCAAAGGACTCAGAAAAGGAGGGGAAACTCAAAATCATCCCAAAGGATGAGATGAAGTTAATCCTTGGAAGATCACCAGACTTTGCTGATGCGCTATCGATGCGTGTCTGGTTTGACCTCAAAAAACCAAAGAACTCTGCGGATAACTACGCATTGGCAAGTAAGTCAGTGGCTAAGGTGAAAGACGACTACGCCCACCTATCACCTGACGAATTCCGCCTATAGCTATGTTGTCTTTCATCACACAGGAACTGGAGAAGAAGCTGCCGTATCAGCCGAAAGGCGAGGAGGCGGAAGAATTGCAGCGAATGCGGGCAGATTATCGCATCGCCTACCTTGAGTACTTCAAGTCCAACCGATGGCTACAACGTAAAGGAATTGTTGAGTACATGCAGAAGTGTGAAGACACCTCTATTGGTTTGTATTCGCCTACAAGACTCGATTCCTGGCGTAACAACATGACGACCTCGGTGGTCCAGGAGAAGCTAGACACGATCGTCGCAGCGGTGGCAGACCTCAACCTTCAGCCAGAAATGCGGTCTTTTTCCATTTATGGGAATGAACTCGCACCAATGGCGGATGGGTTGGAGAGCTTGATTGAGATTTGTGACCAGCAGAACAACACGGATGACAAGGATCGCTACCACGTTCGTGAGCAATTGACGTACGGCACCATCGCGAAAGAAGTCCAGTTCGTTACCCGTGCAAAGAAGGGGAGCTTGGTGAAGAAAGAAAACCCATTAACAGGTGAGGTAGAAGCGAAAGAAGTGCCAGATGTGGTCGATGGGCATATTTCCACTAGCACCATCCCACTTGATCGCATCATCTTGGGAGATGTAACGCAGCCGTATATCTGGCTCCAGCCATACATCTTCAAGGAGTATGTGATGAAGTATACGGATGCTTGGGCTATCTTCCGTAACTGGCCGAATTGGAAGTACGTGAAGCCTGTTACCTCTGTTCCTCGTGAATGGGGTGAGACGGCTTCACAGACGGAACGCAACTTCGATATCTCCAATGGGTTGGTGCGTATGGTCGTGCAGGAAAGTACGTTCCTCAACATCTACAAGATTGCGTTAAACGACGTGCTGATGACGCCTCCTGGTCGCCCAATGCCAGGGAAGTTTGTCGATAAGGAATACTCCGTCGCATGGGTCCCACTCATTCCGCTCAACACTAAGTGTGCCTTTGGAGAGTCTTTGGTCTACCGCATGCGCAATGAAGCGGTGCTTCGTGATTTCTTCTACAACGCGTTAACGGACCGTGTACGCCAAGAGCTTGAACCGCCGGTAGTGACGAGTTTCCGTACCGCATTAAACCGCCAGATGTATCGCCCAGGGTCTTCGACGCCTGTTGGTTCTGACTTCAAGGTAGAGCCGCTCATTCTGCCATCCAACGGCAGCAACTTGGCCTTTGAGATGATCCAGTTCATTGAGAAGAATATCTCGAACGCTTCTGTTGCTCAGGTCATGCAAGGCCAGACTCAGGCGGGGAGCCAGACAGCCTTTGAGATTCAACAGCAGATCAAGAACTCACTCCGCGTCATGTGGAACGTGTTTAGTGCTGTAGCTGAAGTGAAGCGTCAGGAAACAAACCTGAAGCTCCGCCTCATCATGGAGCATTACCCGGAGATGGGTATCGGAAATATCGATAGTACTATTTCTGATGCTGTTGGTGGCATCAAGCGCATCTTCACAACCCGTGGTCAGGCTAAGGGTGGAGAAGGGGAGAAGAACGTGGCCTTCGCCTCATTGGGCGATAAGAGCGCATTTAACCTCTCCAAGATGTTAGAGCGTGATGAGTTGGCAGCTAGTGAGTTTGGTGTCCCTCGCAAGTGGAACATTCTGGACCCAGACGTCATGCGCAAGTCGAAGCACACGGTGTTTGTCATCGTGAACCCAACGCAGCGCAAGTCGAAACAGGCAGATAAGGCACAGATCAAACAGGACTACCTCGAGTTCTCACAGAACCCATTGATCGATCAGGAATGGAATACCCGTCAGCGCTTGAAGGCATCAGGATACGACCCAGAAGAGGCTTTGAAGAAAGAGCAGCCAGGAATGCCACAGTTAGATGCTCAAATGGCCCAAATGGGAGCCAATAACGCGTCACAAGCTCCAATGCCAGCCATGAAAACCCCAGAAGACATAACTCAAGCTAACGCCATGCAGCGCGAAGGAATGGCTCTATGATTAAGCTCCATACATCAAACGTAGGGAAAGAGATCGTCACGAACGGCAAACGTGGCCGTATCAACTGGATTAGTGCGAGCGGCGAGTACTTCCGCATTGATCTTCTTGAGACGGATGAGACTGGAATGGTCTTTTACGACTACCGGTTCGAAGACATTGTTGTCTGTGATGAGCTTATCGTGATGTTCAAAGAGCCCACCTGGCGTCGTGTCTCATTCAACCCCGTTGTTCTATGAAGAAAATCAAACAGAAAGCTCATAACCCATACGAGGAATACCGTAGTGAGGGTGAGTTTACGCTAGCTGCACCGTTTAATTTCATCCTGAAAGATCCAGGGAGAAAAGAGGTGGACGGCAAAGAGGTTTGGGACAAGGGCTATCTACAAGCTGCCTCGAATATCTACCTCAACAACGTATTTCATCGTGAGATGGCGCTTCTAAGTGCCGAGTTAGCCAATCAGCTCACCAAAGAGAACTTCGACGCCATTACAAAGGCCCTGTGGTATGTGAAGCAGCTCTCTACGCGCTTCGAATCACTCCATGCCAAGTTGGTCGAACTGGAAAACGAAGCAATTGCAGATAGAGAGAGTGTGCAAAAGTCATCTTCTGATATCTCTGGATCACTAGAATACCCAGTGGACTTTCAAGTCTAACTTAACAACTTTCTATGCCAGAACCAATCGAGAACAAAGACGATCTCTTCGACGAGGATCAGAAGCCAGCGGGCCAACCTGATTCAGACGATACGGACGAGGATTTATTTGATGATGAAGAGGGTGAAGGTGAAGAGCAAAAACCAGCTCCAAAAGCTCCAGCACCTCAACCTCAGGACGCAGAGAAGCTCGCCAAGGCTATTGAGCGCAAAGCAGTCGCGTTAGATCGCGAGAAACAGCGCCGTAAGGAGCTAGAAGCTGAGATTGCACGCCTCAAAGGTACTAACCCTGATGCTCCAGCGGCTCCGGCACCAATGGTCGATGCCGAAGCTATTGCCCGCAAGGTGCGTGAGGACTTGGTCAAGGAAGCCAACGATCAAAAAGAGAAGGCGTACGAAGAGTCTCTGAAGGCCCAGATTAAAGAACTGCCAAACATGACCAAGGAGTTAGCTAAAGAGATTCTCTCCATGGCTAAGGGCATTCCATCGCGTGCAGATGCAGCGAAGAGTGTTTCCTACGCCTACGGCTGGGTCATGCAGGGTCACAATCCAAACTTCTCTACAACGCCAGCTCCGATTGGCAACTGGATGAGCAGCGCGCCTATCCGGAACACGGGTAGCGCAACAGAAGGCCAGAAAGAGCTCGGGAAACTCATGGGAGTGACACCGGAAGAGGTAGATAAGCTGACTGGTCCTACGCCTTCAATCTTTAAACGCTAATTTATGGCTAAGAATCCAAACGAAGAAGTGAAGCAATCGACACTTCCACCAATCGAATCCAACGAACTTGATGCGGGAGGTGCAGAGAGTACCCCAGCGTCCCGCGAACAAGCGCTCCAGAAGCAGGTATCTGACTTACAGGGTCAGCTCTCGTCTGTTCTCTCAATGGTCCAACAGCTCACGCAAAAGACCGGTGTTAAGTTGAAGGGGAAAGCAGGTGAAATGACAGATGGTGAAGCGCTTATCCCACTCTCGTACGAGAAGAAGGTTATTTACGACCACAAAATGAAGGTTGGTTCTCGTGTTGAAAAGGATAACTTTGGCGGATATCGCGATCTCCAGTTTGTTGACTACGTAACTGTTGATGGCCAGACGGGCGAAATGGACTACAACGCCTACCAACAGATGCTCAAAAACAACCGTATTCCGGTAAAGATTGAGGGGTATATCCAGAAAGACCTACTTGATGGTCGAAACTACGCCGTGAAGAAATACAAACCAGATGATGATGTGGAAGTAATCCTCGGTTGGTTCACCGAAGCGGGGGAGCGCGAGTACGGGATGGAACGTGTGAAGGTTAAATCTAAGATGATTAACGCCCAGTAATATGATCGAAGGAATCAAGTACGATGGTCGACCAGTTGAGTCAGTCCTCGAACCAGTAGACGCAGAAGGGAACAAGATCAGCCAGGTTGCGATCACCTATGGGGATGACAAAGAGCCAAAGCAGGAGATCATGTCATCTGAAGAGTGGGCTGCCATGCAGCAGAAGGTAGAGGATGAGAAGCCACGTGGTTTCTACCTCCAGGACGCAACCTATGGAATGCGCAAGCGTGTGATGACAGAGTTTGAAAAGCACAATCCACGCTATGTCGAAATGGGCAAGATCTTTAACAGTCTCCAGGATGATCTTGTGAAGCAGTTGAAGGACGGGGTACTCAACCTCGCCTTCGACAAAGAGGATTGGTACAGCGAACTTACGATTAAAGACCTCCTCCGCGTCCTAGAAGAGAACGGCAAAGAGCTAGAACATGGCGAGTTGGGCACCAAAGAGATCGAGCTTGTGAAGTTCTTGGCAGAAAAGGAGTTCCCAATCAGCATGCTCGCACAGACAGTTGGGCGAATCATGTACCAGGTGGACCACTACCAGAACAAAGCAATCGAATCAGCTGTAGGTATCCCATTCCATAACATTCGTCTCGATGATCTCGTACGATTTATGGAAGAGAAGATCGCAAAACGAAAAGAAAAGGACGAATCAAAGACCGAGGCCTAGTGCCTCGGTTTTATTATCTGTGTATATCGTACGAATTAACAATCGGTGTGTTGTTAGCCTTCAAATAAGCGGCTAGGCGCGACAACACCTAGCGGTGGCTGGACACCATAACTCTTTCCAGACCGTCGGCTCAGAGACACGAAACATGAGCTAGGGCTACTTCTACTCCCAATAAGAAGAGAAGGGCAGCAAGTGATGCTAGTCAGACAGTCGCATGAACCCATGTGGCTTTTTGTGTTTTTCACTCATTTCTCTTTCCTCTATGGCATTCGTACCAAAGTACAACGCCGAGTGGCGCTTGCGCTTCTTCCCAAAGAAAGCATCGACCGCCCTCACCTACGGCATGGCCGTGATCCAGGACTCTGGTAGTTCTGGTCAGATCGCTCCAGCAACAACGTCGACTGACCTTGTCTGCGGAATTATCCAGGCTAGCGCTTCATCTGGCGACGCGACGAACTCCGTTGTTCCAGTGCTTATTCCAATCCTTCCTCAAGCGACGTTCATCGTTACTACCGCGTCTCAAGCGACTGCTGGTACGACCGTTGATATTGCTTCCGGCGCTCTTTCGGTTGACCCAGGCGCTTCTACTGAAGACGTCGTGACGATCACGAAGGCGTTGACCTCCACGTCGGCCGAAGGATTCTTCAACACTCCAGCTCCTACCCGAGCCTAGTTGCCTTGATATATGTCTCAGAACGCTTACCCAACCTATATCGGTAACACCGTATCGTTGCCAGATTTCGTGGCCAACTTACAGGTGTTGTTTAACAAGGGTTTCACGCAAACCTTTGAAGATCAGGAAGATTCGGCTGCTCAGTTCTATCAGGAGATGCGCGTTGGCGCTCACGAGGGTATTACCCGCCGTGTCGAAGAGCCTCTCACTGGTCGTGGTTACGCTCGCGTCATGGATGAAGGCGACAACATGCGCTTGGAACAGATCGCTCCTGGTTACTACAAAGACGTTACTGTTGCCCGCCGTAGCTCTGGCTTGGATGTGACCTGGTTCTTCGAATACCACAACAAGTACCCAGAACAGATCGCTAGCATTTACCGCGATGTTGGTTTGAACCTCCGCGAACGCATGGAGCTCGATATGCAGCTTCCATTCGGCTTCGGTACGGCTACGACATACACCGACATGGATGGCCGCACGGTTGACATTTCGACTGGTGATGGTTTGCAGCTCTGGTACTCGCTCCACACGTTGACCGGTTCCTCGATTACCTTCCGCAACCGCTTGGCTAACAACCCTCAAGTGTCCGATGGATCTGTTGAATCGGCGATGACGCTCTTCAACCAGAACCAGTACACGAACAGCGGTATGCCAGTGCCTGGTACGCCAGACACGATCGTTGTGACTCGCGATGTCACGCAATACCACGTTGCGATGAAGATCGTGAACTCGATGAGCCCTCAGAACGCACCAAACAGCGGTGTCTACAACCCACTCCGCCAGCGTATGCGCATCGTTCGCTTGATGCGTTGGGACTACACGGCCGATGGCCGCACGCTCGACTCGACCAAGCTGAAGTACTGGATGGTTGTCGATTCCTCGCAAAAGGTCGGTTACGTGATGATTACGGAAGATCCAAACGTCACGCTTCCAACCGTTTCGAACGGTGGCATCAACTGGGCCAACGAAGACCGCCGCATCAAGGGTACGTGTACCTACGAGCCTTGTGTCTTGAACCCACGCTTCGCTGTCTTCTCCTCTGGAGATGGAACGGCCTAGTTCAACGAACCCTAATCAATAGATGCCGTCTGTACTCGAACGGGCGGGGAAGAAGCATCGAGAACTACGAGAACCGTAGTCGTGGGGCGCGCATACGACCATAACGCGCATCAATTATGCCTCGAAATCCTTTTTCTACTTTCGGACGCTTGGCTAAGCCAATGCCAGCGGTTGTTGGTAAGCGCTTTATTGTTCTTCCATCATCTTCGGCTCTCATTTCGGACGCTCAGGAACAGTATCCAGTTGATGAAGACGGTGTTGTTCGTGTCTACACGTCGCTTTCCAGCGCGCTTTCACAGTGTGTTGCTAACCGCGGTGACGTGGTGAGCATCATGCCTGGTTCCTACACCATTTCTTCGAACATCGCCCTGTCTACGGCAGGTGTGACGATTGAAGGTATGGGCCCAACAGGTTCGGTCACGATCGTTACCGACACGGCAGATACGCTCACGGTCACGGGTGACAACTTCACCATGCGCAATGTGGGATTCACGATGGCTGGAACCTTGTCTTCTCTCGTTCTCACGGGTTGTGACAACTTCCTCATCGAGGACTGTGCGTTCACGACCACGGCTGGTGGCGCTGGTACGTACGCCATTGAAATGGTGACGACTGCAAACACCAACGGAACGATCCGTCGCTGTGCATTTAACGCCAACATGAACGTGGCTAGCGGTGCGGTTACGGTTACCGGCTTTATTCTTGGTCTTGGAAACAACATCAGAATTGAAGACTGTGACTTCCGCTCTCGCCGACAGACCACAGCTAACGCTGGTGCTGTTACTGCGGGTGTTGTGTTTAGCGCTGCTGCTGACTGGGGGAACATTGTCCGCCGCTGTACGTTCGTTGAACACAACGGTGCGACGTTTACCGCTGGTATCGACTACGGAACGACTGTCACGACTGGTGGCGTCGAAGCTTACGACAACCGCTTCTTACTTGCGACGGGTGCAAACGCAATCGTCAACGGTTCGAACGATGCTGGTATCGGAAACCAGGCTCCTGCCAACGGAACTGTCTAACGACAATCCGTTCATCTTCCGTTTCTCTCTGGGAGTTTCTCCCGGGGAGTCTACGGAAGGTGAACGAAGTAATGGGGCCGCTCACGCGGATTATTTCTTTCACTCTCTATGTCTTTATTGAAGATTTTACGCAATGTAAGCCCGTTTCGTGGCCTTCCAGTGGATGACAAAGGCTCTGCCTCGTCCATTACTACGGTAACGGGTGAAACAGTCCAGTTGTACTACTACAACTCTGGTGTTTTAACGGTTGATGCAGGACAGGCTGCTGGAACGGTTGTTATTGGTCAACTCACCTACAACAACGTCAAGAACTTGGTTGGAAATTTGGAAGCCTCAAAGAACGATACCTCGCTTTCGTTTACTTCTACGGCACTCACGACAGAAGTAACGATCCCGATGGAATTGATCGAAAACGCCGATGAATCAACAGGCGTCGGTCGTGCTCAGGCGATTACTTCAAGCCTGAGTAATGGTCAGTATGTCGTCGACTATGCTTCAGGAACGATCTACGGGAAGAAGGCATCGACTCAGACCTCTCTTACTTCGACGACCTACAAGTACCAAGCGAACGCTACTTCCTCAGCTGGTGGAACTGTCACGGTCGTAGGTAACGTCGCCTCTGATGCGGTTGATTCTGGCAACCCGGTGAAGGTTGGTTTGAAAGTAAACGTCACGTCTCCCACGTTCACGGATGGAGATCGTGCAGACATGCAGGGCGATATCAACGGCTATCTCAAGAACCGTGAGCAGTACGTAGACCAGTTCGTCGATAACACAAATGCAGTAGCCGCTTTCTGTATCAAGCCTCTCGCAAGCGCTACCTACTCGCTTACAACCTTCTCGAACTGGGGCGCTAACACGACATTGAACGTAAAGGCGACTACAGGGAACGTATTCTCGCTCTATGCGTACCAGACGAATGCTGCCGCTCGCTTTGAACAGCTTCACAACACGGCAACGACTCCATCTGCATCTGCTGTCCCTGTGTTCTCGTTCTTAGTTGTCGCAAGCGGAGACAAACTTATTGGTTCCGATTTCTTCGGTCCTAATGGCTACAACTTCTCAACGGGTATCGCTTTCGCGCACTCGTCTGCTTTTGGTATCTACACCGCAGGAACCGCTGCCGATGGTAACCGCACTATTCAGTACAAATAACCTGTAATTCTATGGCAAAATATCAAGTTTTGAAGCGTACACCACATCAGATTAATGATGTGAGCAATCGCATCGTGTCAGGTGAAATGGTCGAGTTTGTCCAGATCCCTGATGAAGGTCCTTCACAGGTTCAGGTCTACTTTGTCCCTGAGAATAAGACGGATGAAGAGATCCTCGGATTTGCTGCTAAGCACCACGAAGATGAGCTTAAAGAGAAAAGTATCGGTTTCCCTGGCCCACAAGCTCCTTTGAATGGTGTTGAGACAGAAATCGAGCCTGTTATGGAGGTTGTTGTTTCAAATACAGGGAGAATCTCCGTTCAAGAAGCTGCTGACCAGCCTGCTACTGAAGAAGTGGTAGGTGAATAACCTATGCCACGGAACGCGGCGACAAATAGATTAGCAATACGGGACTATCCCGCATCATTGAGTTTCAATGGCACATCTTCCCGTGTAGATGCGAACTACATTAGCGGGCTCCCTACCGCTGGCACTGTTATTTTACGCTTTAAAGCACGTTCTCTTGGAAAACAGCTTATTAACAACTCCAACGGTAGTAGTGACCGATGGTGTATTTCAATTGGTAGTGATGGAACATTACGTGCGATGTATTTCACTGGTGCGGCGAACGCCCCTCGTTCTACCGCGATCGGAAGTATCCAGCTAAACCAATGGTATCAAGGTGGGTATTCCTACAACTCAAGTGGAACAGTTGGCCGTATTTATTTGAATGGTGTAGTTGCCAACTCTGGCACTCAACAACCAGGAACTACTGCAGGAACAACCTTCAATATCGGATCACGTGGAGGCGCAGACTTCTTCGATGGTTTAATAAGTGAAGTACTCGCTTGGAATCGCGTTCTCACAGATCAAGAAGTGTCTGACTTATATTTCAACGGAATTATCCCAACGGGATCAATTGCGATTAACCTTCCTCTTACAGAGGGAGCTGGTACAGTCGCAAATGATATCTCAGGTAATGGCAATAATGGAACGATCACATCCGGAACATTCGTCTATGACTCCCCAATGAAAGCTCGCAAGCTCATCAACGCGAACATGGTGAAGAATGGTGACTTTGAGTATGCACCACCGTTTACGGCTGTAACGACGACAAGTGCACGATTCATTGATGGTACCGCTGCAGGAAGTACAACCAATAACTTGTTTACTTGGTACCTAATTAATGGTGCTGGAACTTTTGGTGCGAGTTTTGACTCGACCACAAAGTACGCTGGTTCATACTCCATCAAATTAGAGGCAACTGATGCTACTGGTCGTGGACGTGTGTTATCTGCACCATTCGAATCGTCAACGACTGCAGCCCTAGTGGCTCAGTATGGATACCCCGCACAACCTTCTACTGATTACGATATTTCGGCCTATATAAAAACAGCTTCCGCTTCTGCCAGCTCTGTACGTATTCAAGCGTTGTTTTATACGGCTGACGGAACACAGTCTGGGTCAGCAAACGGTACATTCCAGAGCGCAACCCAAGACTTCACCCTCTCAACTCTTCGTTTCACGACTGCTTCCACTACTCGCTATATCGTCATTAGGCTCGATGACAACACCTCTCCAGGAGCGGCACATCAGTGTTGGTTCGATAATGTCTCTCTCACCCCCGTCTACCCAGAAGGTCGTGTCCCAGCGAATGGAAACTTGGTGAAGAACTTTGATTTTGAGGTGGCGCCGACGTTTGTGGCGGCAACGAATACCACACAGCGTTTCATTGATGGAACGGCTGCAGGCTCTTCAACGAATGGAACGTATAAATGGGCGATTGTAGCCGTTTCTACAGCTGGAACGTTTTCTGCACAGTTTGATAGCTCAGTGTCCTTTGCGGGTCAAAATTCAATGAAGCTGTCGATCGGTGCCACTGGAAGTGCGCTAAACGTAGGGTCATTGACTCTTGTATCCGCGGCAAACTTAGCAAACTTTGGAATACCCGTGATTCCAAATACAAGCTATACGGCAACGTATCGAATGAGGACAGTTCTAACTTCTGGTTCTGCTACAACAGGAGCAAGAATGAACTTCAACGAATACGATTCAGCTGCAGGAAATAGTGTTTCCAATCAAGGAACCGCAGTTCTAACAACAACCGATTGGACGCTATATACGGTCACATTCACTACAGCTGCTACGACAAACTATATCGTCCCTCGTCTTGTACTTCGCGGCAACGACGGTGCCGCAACTCTCATCATGGACGCCTGGTTCGACGATATCTATCTCGCTCCAACAACTAACCCTGGACGTGTGGCTATTACATAATCCGCAATCACTCAATTTTCTACAATCATTGTATGAACCCTTGGTATCTCAACTCAACAACTATCAG